AAGGATGCCGGTGCTTCGACTTTGCCGTTGTTTTCTCCCCTGGATGAAGTTTGTGATCGGATATTGGAGGTGTTCGCCGCGCGGACGGTGACGTTCAAGCGCCTCCTGGATGAGGAAGCACCAGAGACTCAGTACACAGATACGACTTATCGCGATGCCGTGCTCCGCTTGGAGTCTGAGTTTCGCATCGAAGTAGATCCGCAGTCTCAGGAACGGCGAATGCAAGCAGGAAGCACAAAGAGAGCGTTGCCAGAAGGCACGAAGTTATCGTTTCCAACTTGAATTAGGAGCAAGGAATGGCCACCAAGTCCTCGATCGAATGGACGGAATCTACATGGAACCCGCTCACGGGTTGCACAAAGGTTAGCCCCGGGTGCAAATTCTGCTATGCGGAGCGCATGTCCGCCCGCCTAAAGGCCATGGGACAACGCAACTACCGGAACGGTTTCAAACTGACTTTGCATGAGCACATGCTCGATGCGCCGCTTCACTGGAAGAAACCCCAGGTGGTTTTCGTTAACTCAATGAGCGACTTGTTCCAAGACAAGGTGCCGGTCACGTTCATCCAACATGTGTTCACGACTATGCGCGCTGCGCATTGGCACCAATTTCAGGTTCTGACGAAGCGTTCACGGCGACTTCTAGAATTGAGCCCGCAACTCGAATGGGCGGAGAATATCTGGATGGGAGTCAGCGTCGAGAACGAGAAGTATCAGTTCAGAATTGACGATCTTCGCCAGACTGGAGCTGCTGTAAAATTCCTTTCGCTTGAACCGCTACTCGGGCCATTGCCAAGGCTGAACCTGTCCGGCATAGATTGGGTGATAGTTGGCGGCGAGTCGGGACCGGGCGCTCGTCCAATAGACAAGAAGTGGGTCACATCTATTCGAGACCAGTGTTCGACCGCTGGTGTATCCTTCTTCTTCAAACAATGGGGAGGAGCGAATAAGAAGAAGGCAGGACGAGAACTCGACGGTCGGAAGTACGACGAGATGCCATGCCGCGGATTGGCGGCAAGCGCCTCGGCAGCCTTGTTTCAAATCGCATCTGTCCAAGCCTAGAACGCAAAGATGGCCGAACCAAATCTGGAACGGGCGCGCGATGTCTACCGCAGCATTAGGGGATGCTGGGTCGCTAGGGGTTCTGCTTTGGAAGCGCACGAGCGCTTGAGCATTGTGACCGTTGCTGCTGGCGTGCGCGAATTTGCGTTTCTCAACCATATGGACACGGACTTCCAGTCTACTGTCGCGCAACTGCTCGAAGCAGTGGGATTGAGTGCGAACGCTTGCTCCTCTTTCTTTGACTTTGATATAGAACCGGAAGGGATTAGTATCGCCAGCGCTGAAGTGTACAGAAGAGTGCAGCGTGAGAGATCCCCCCTCAATGGTCTTGGCGTGTGGGCGCAACCGACTGCTTTGTCGGGCTGCGTTGGCATGATGGCTCTTGGAACTGCGCTATCGTACCCCCAGTGTTGCGAGATGATGGATTTGCGGACGAAGCAACGGGACCACGAACTGTTTCTTTCTGCGCTTGTCGAAGAGGAAGGCGACGATCCTGCGCGAGTCGCGCAGGCGTTGCTGGAACGACGGGAGTATAGCAAGGCCTCGTACGATCATTGTCATGAATGGAATGATCGCTTCGTGCAGACTCTGGCTCGCTTCCCATTCGTCCTACACACCGCGTGCGACGATTGCTTACGGGCTGACCAAAGTCCAACAGCAATCCTGAATCGTCAATACGAGAGCCTCGTCCTATCAGTCTCCGAGGAGTTGCACCTCATGGTGCGCTGGGGCGCGCAAGCGCTGAACTGTCGGCCGGACCACAGCTAGCTGCCACTAAGGCGGCCAAAAGCCAACAACGCGAACTAGGGCGCAATCAACTCACTGGCATTCGCCGGTCAGTATCTCATGATTGGCAGCCGCTGGACGGAACTCGTCGCAAGAACACTCATTATGCCGTTCACTCAGTCCGATCTCGATGCTCTCGACGCCGCGCGGAAGCAGGGCGCGAGGCGAGTCCGGTTTCAGGATCGCGAGTTCGAGTTCGATTCCGTCGACGATTACCTCAAGCTCCGGAATCTGATCCTGAATGACGTCGCCCAGCAGTCCGGGCCGCAACAAGTGCGCCAGGTGCGCATCTACACGACCAACGGTTGGGGCCACTAAATCGCCGTGCCAATTGAAACGTTGATGACGCTCGCGCGCCAAGCCGGGCACGAGCCGATGCCGATCCCACGGGTCCCACGTACCCGCGCGATGGGGACGTTCCCGTTCGATGCCGCCGGTCGCGGGCGTCGGGGAATGGGATGGAATCCGCCGTCCCTCGGTCTCAACACGCTCCTGTTTTCGCATGGCTTGGAATTGCAGGCGCGCAACCGGGACGCGGTCCGAAACAGCGCGTGGGCGGCGGCGGCCGTCGATTCCTACGTCGCCAACGCCATTGGGCGCGGCATTCGCCTGGTGCCGCACCATCCGGACGATAAGATCCGCGACCTGATCACCAGGAAGTGGAATCGATGGATACGCGAGTGCGACGTAGAGTACGACCCGCGGAATCCCGCGTCGGGCCAGACGGACTTCTATGGGCAGCAGATGGTGATTGCTCGCGAGGTCATGGAGGCCGGCGAGTGCTTCGTGCGGTTCCGGCCGCGCTCGCCGAAGGAAGGTCTCACGGTTCCGTTGCAACTGCAACTCATCGAGGCCGAGCAATTACCGCTGTGGCGCACGGCTATCGAGCAGATGCCACCCAAGAATTCCGTCCGGTGTGGCATCGAATTTCAGGCCGACGGACGGCGTGCGGCGTACCACTTCTGGAAGTCGCATCCGGGCGAAACGATGTTCTTCCCGCTGGATGCTCTGTCGGTAGAGCGTGTGCCAGCCACCGAGGTGCTGCACGTCTACAAGCCGATTCGCGCCGGCCAGTTCCGGGGGCAGCCGTGGCTCACATCGGTTATCGCGAAGCTCTACGAACTGGAGCAGTACACGGACGCGGAGATCGTCCGCAAGAAACTCGCGGCGATGATCACCGGGTTCATCACGCAGGCCAGCCCGGACAATCCGATCATCCCTCCAGATCAATACCAGAACGGGCCGACCCAGACAGATCCGGGGACGCAGATCAGCAAGCTCGAACCCGGCACGTTCCAGGTTCTGAACTTCGGCGAAGAGGTGCAGTTTGCCGAAGCGAAGGATAGCGGCGATTTCAAATCGTTCATTCGGACTTGTCTGCAAGCCTTTTCAAGCGGCGCCGGGCTTGCCGAGTACCAGATCAGCGGTGACCTGTCGGGGATCAACTACTCTTCGATCCGCGCCGGCCTGTTGGAGTTCCGCCGCAAGTGCGAGCAGTATCAACATTCGGTTTTCATCTTCCAGGTCTGCCATCCGGTTTATAAGCGCTGGCTGCGCGAGGCGATGTTGGCGCTGGTGTTCGGCATAGATCTGCTGAATGCGTACAGCAAAGATCCCGAGCCATTCGAGGAAGTGCAGTGGGTGACGCCCGGCTGGCCGTGGGTTGACCCGGAGAAGGACATCAAGGCTTCCAACGACGCCATTCGCAGCGGTCTATCCACCCGTTCCACCGAGGTGGCGGCGCAAGGGCGCGACGCCGGTGCCGTGGATGCGGAGCAGGCAGCGGACAACAAGCGCGCCGACAAGCTTGGGCTGTCCTACGACAGCGATGGCCGGAAGGTCCTGACCGGGCGCAACGCCGGATTGACGGAAGCCGAGATCCAGCAGGACGCGAGCAAGGGAGAGGTGGACGTGAAGCCATGAGGGATCTGACTCGTGTTGCATCGCGGTTTGTGAACACGCCGCTCATGATTCACCCGCCCAAGCTGGACGTGATCGTCCAGGCGCTGGGGCCACGGCTGGGGATCGTTCCGGTGGCAGGCGTGAAGCCCGCGGAACCGTTCGCCGCGGCGTACATGGAGCAGGCCGACGACAGCGGCTACCAGGTGATCGACGGCGTGGCGATCATTCCGATCCAGGGCGTGCTGACGAAAGCGGAATCCTGGGTTTCGGCGCTGAGTGGTTGCAGTTCCTATGCGCAGATCGGCGGCTACCTTCAGGACGCGGTGAACGACGCCGGAGTGCGGGCGATTCTCCTGCAGGTTGATTCGCCGGGCGGCGAGACCACCGGATGCCTGGAGCTGTCCGATTACATCTACTCGCTGCGCGGCGCGAAACCCATCTACGCGGTCGCTGACGACTTCGCGTTCTCGGCGGCCTACGCGCTGACCAGCGCGGCCGACAAGATCTTCGTCACGCGCATGGGAGCGGTCGGGTCCGTTGGCGTCGTCGTGCTCCACACGGAGGATTCGAAGTTCAACGACGAGCAGGGGTTCAAGTACACCTACATCTTCAAAGGCGACAGGAAGGTCGATGGGAACCCGCATGAACCGCTGTCGGAGCGGGCAGAGAAAGACATCCAGTCCGAGATTGACCGGCAGTACGACCAGTTCGTAGCAACGGTCGCGCGAAATCGGAAGGTCGACGCAGAAAAGATCGTCGCCACGCAGGCCGGCGTCTGCTGGGCCGAGACGGCCATTCCGCTTCTGGCCGACGCGGTCGGAACGCTTGGCGACGCCATCAACGCGCTTCGGCAACTGCTCGGCGAGCCGGTCCAGAGTTCCACGGCGGCGATTGCCGCAAGATCCACAACCAAGGAGGTTACAGCAAATATGCCCAACGAAACGCTCACAATCGCCGCCGAGGGCAAGAAGCCGGGTGACGGTGGCGGCGACGAGAAGACCAACACCGGACCGAAGTACTGCCATGCGTGCGGAACCAAGCTGCACGCAGACGCAACGTTCTGCCATGCCTGCGGCACGAAGGCCGAAGGCGAGGCGTCCGGTAAGTTCTGCCACGCCTGCGGTGCCGAGTTGCGCAAAGGCGCGGAGTACTGCCATGCCTGCGGCGAAGGTGCAAAGAGCGATGCCAAGAAACCGGAGGGCGCGGCTCCGCTCGCCGGCGTCGCTGCCTTGGCCGGCGTGCCGCTCAGGATGCGTCCGGAAGGCGACATCGAGGCCATCGGCGCGCTGTGCAAGATGGCCGGTTGTCCCGACAAGGCCGCGGAGTTCCTCACCAAGAAGAAGTCCACAGGACAATACTTCAGCGTGGCGGAAATCAGCGAAGAGCTGACAGCCGCCCGCGTGATGGAAAGCGAGAGGAGCATGATTACTTCCCACGTCAATCCCAACCAGGGCGCGGTTGGTTCGCTTCAGGAAATCGAAGCCCAAGCCACCAGCTACGCCCGCCAGAATCGCGGCAAAGAGACTCCGAATCTTTACGCCGAAAGCGGTACCACCAAGCTGACCAAGGAGC